GCTTACCCTTATTGGCCTGTGCTTAGTAAGAACAAAGAACGAGAATATGTTTTAGAAGAACCTGTTAATCCTGAATGGAGAAATCCAAGCGTACAAAAGATAGATGTATTGATAAGAATGCACGGTAGTTTTAAAGAGTATCTTAATCAAACACCAATCAAGTGTGATGCACTACTAGGAAACAAAGTTGTTATTACCGCCGAAGGATTAGTATTACCGTGTAACTTCTTCGAACATAACTTGTACGATGCTAGGTTCCATAACAGGTTACACTTACCGGGGGCAAACGACGCAAGCTTTGACCACCGGGGAGATAATCAAGTACAACAGTTTGTATTACAGTATAAAGACGAACTTAACTTAAATCACAATAGTTTAGAAACTATTTTTAAAAGCGAGTTCTGGAAAGAATTAACCAATCGCTGGTCAGGTCCAAATAAGATTATGGAGTGTGCAATGACATGCGGAGAGAAGTTTACCAAGGTATGGGACCAAGGAGGGTCCGTTAGATGAAAGTGTTAGTTACAGGCGGTAATAGAGGATTAGGGAAGCATTTAGTTGAAGCATTCGGCGGTGACAGTCTCAGTCGTGCCACTGGGTACGACATTACAAAACATGTAAAAGAAATAGCCGATAAAAGCGTCATGTATGATGTGTTTATTAATAATGCGTTTGACGGTCCACCACAAGAATCGTGGGCTAATTTTGGACAAGTAAATGTGCTAGAAGCGGTTTATGATAAATGGAAGCAAATTGGTAAATCAGGATATGTTTTCAATATTGGTAGTGCCGGCGAGAAACATGTTGTTGCCCGTGAACCTGGATTTGAAACTTATCGAGTGGCCAAGGCAGCATTGGCACATGCATCAAAACAATGCACAGCATCATTTAAGGCCAATCAAGTTCCGTTTAAAACTACCTTGATTACACTAGATCGATTAGACACAGAACTTAGTCGCAGTCGTGCAAATTGGACGGGAAATGGCGTTCTATTAGGAGATGTAGCTACGTTTATTGAGTATGCTACTGGACTATCAGCAAATACCTGCATTGAAGAAATAACTTTTTATTGTAACTTTGACTACAAGGCATAATTAATGCTGTATGTCATGGCTATTTGAATCCACTTTAGTGGAAGTACTTCCTGAAGATTGCGTAGGATTTGTGTATTTGATAACAAATACAGTATCTGGACGTAAATATATAGGTAAAAAATTAGCTAAATTTTCAAAAACTACTTATAAAGTAGTCAAGCTCAAAAATGGTAACAAAAAACGAAAGAAGATTAGAAGTAAAATAGACTCGGATTGGCAAACGTATTATGGGTCAAACGACGAATTAAATCAAGATATACAGACACTAGGTCAAGACAATTTTAAAAGAGAAATACTCTACTACTGCAATTCCAAAGCACAATGCTCGTACATAGAAGCGCGAGAACAATTTAGACACCAAGTCTTAGAATCAGATGCGTACTACAACGGACAGATCAGCGTTCGTGTCCATGGCTCCCACATTAAAAACAAGTTAGGCAGTTAAGCTAGCACAAGCTAATATCGTGTGCCCTATACCTGGTAGAAATACGCAGGGATGGAAGACTCGCCGCTGCAACGAGCACTCAACTACTACCCGCAAGGATGAGGATCGCAAACGCCGCGATTTAGTTGTTTGAATAGGATAATATGGCTAGAAAGACGTAGCAGCGATGCTACACGTTTATATAGTAGGCTAGTATCTATTGTGTAAACCGCCGTTGTATAAGAACGGAGCTCGAGGTACAGGACAACCGCCTCTGTAATGCTCTAATACTAGTGACTGTGCTAACTCAGATGAAGTGCATTTATTTTTTGCCCGCCCTGGGCAAAGACTGACCATTGAATCTAGATGAAATCTCTAAAAACAATGTTGATGAGCTTTAGCGAAATCAACAGATGACGTTAGTCATCTTAGAAGAATGGCATTCCTGACTTCTTGGAAGTTTCTAAATTATCTTTAATTATCTTGCTAATGAGTTCTCGATCAGTGTTGCTTAAGAGCATGGCATCTTCGTAGTTAAGACCACCCCTCATATACCAGCTGAATCTTAGAGCTTCTTCTCTTAAGGCTTTTGACTGTTTCTCTAATCTATCAAAATAATCAACCATGTCATCGTTTGACATAGCCAAAAGCCTTAGGCGAAAAAATTTGATTCTTCAAATGTTAAGTCTGAGCTGTATTCTTTTGTGCAACTCTGACAGGCTATGTTCATTGGGTGTAGTTTGTTGTTTTTAGATATATTTTCTACTGTAGTTTTAATTTCATTGTATAATGCAGTTTCACAATTATAAATGAATTCTTTAATAAACTTTTCTTCAGCTACTTGAGTTCCGTCTTTGGTTACAATAGATTCTATAGCATTAACAATAGTCATTATGTTTAGATCAGTGATCTTGGGGAATAGATCTTTAAACTGTTCCATTTTTTGTTCTTCGGTCAAATCACTGCTGGTAATTGCCATTATTAGTTTTTGTTGTTCAAACGAATAAAGATTTGCTTTGTTTAGTGATTCAAAAATTAAAGGTTTAATGTTAAATGTTAACTCGCCTATTTGCACTGCAGGAAAATCTGGTGCTGGCAACGAATCAAGTAGTGTTCCAAGATCAACTGTGTTTAAGTTTTCCTCTCCACAATGTGGGCACTTAGTGGTAATGTCCATGTCTGACCCGTAGCTAGCAATACGTATAGAAATCATTATTGGATCTAGGTCTATTGTTGGTATAGCCCAAGCGTTTTTGATACTTGGACAACAACTTTGTATAACATTTACCATACCTTCACCGTTCATTAGGGCGTCTGGGGTTTTGAATGTTATTTCATCTTTGACAGTCATTGGGTATACAGGGATTTCACCTGATGCGGGCAAATCAATTGCAGATTCGTCCCAATACTGCCCCTGACTAGGTAGCTTTAAGTAGATAGCAGGTTGTCTAAAGTGTTTAAAAAGTGGATTATTTGCTGTAATCGCCATGGTGTTGATTCCCATAAATATAATTGATTACGTATTTATAGGTAAAAAATCCATGTCTGTAAATGTTGACATTCCGGGAATAGGAAGTGTTAGGGCACAAAATGCTGCCCAAGAAGATACTCTGAAGGCTTTATTAAGTGTTACCCAAAGTGCAATTGGGCGGCAGCGTCGGTCTGACACAGACGTATCGAACCTGTTGCGTAAGCAATCGGCCAGTGCCGAAGATGCCACATCTTCATTTAGCACCATGGCTTCGTCGGCCAAGCAAGCTGGCAGCGCATCATCGTCGTTTTACAGCAGAATAACAGATAACTTAGATAGTACAAATCGCGGTTTCAGCATGATGGGGGCGCAAGTCCAGCAATTTGGCAAGGATCTGCTGTTTGTTTCTGGGAGTATAATTTCTCAGTGGACCAAGAGTTTTTCAGGCGATGTATTTACTAGCCCTGTACAGAAATCCGCTAACTCACTGAACATGGCCATTGGATTAGCAGTCAAAGGTGTGGGCGTCTTTGGTTCTGCAGCAGGTGGTATTGTTAGTTCTGTGCCGGGATTAGGTAAATTAGGTGATCTGTTTGGCAAGTCCATTGAAGGATCAGCTGGTGTAATTGGTACAGTATTGACTGAACTAAACAGTCACATGGCGCAGGAACTCACTGGCACTATAAAGAATTACAGTCAATTTAATAAGATGGGTGCCAGCTTCACAGAGAGCATAAGCGATCTACGTTTGTACTCTACTGCAGCTGGCATGACTGTTGATCAATTTACAACTGCAATTAAAGCATCAAGACAAGACATTGGTAAGTTTGGTGCTAACGTAGCCGACGGCTCATTGATGTTGGCACGGTATAGCAATTACATGAACGAGTTTAATGCTCAAGGTACCAAAGGAGGCACAAGCTTTAGAAAAGAGCTCATGCTAATGGGCTACGGGATTGAAGAGCAAACAGAACTAACTGCCGGCTATCTAGCTAGTCTACGCGGTGTGATGAGCGCAGAAAAAATACGCGATATGGATGCTAAAAAAGTAGCCGAAGGCACCAAGCAATATGCAGCAGATTTGAAAGTTTTGGCAGATATAACAGGACAAGACGCCAAAGCTGCTCAAGAACGAGCTAGACAAGTTTCAATGGAAGCTGATATCATGGCTCAATTGAAAACTCCTGAAGAAGTAGAAAAGTTCCAGGCTGCATTACGGTCAATGCCGGAATATGCTAAAAAAGGATTTATGGAATATGTAAGTAGTGGCGGTCAAGCAATTACCGACGGTGCTACAAACGTATTCATGGCGCAGAATGCTAAATTAATGCCAATGTATGAGCAACAGTATGCTCAGATGAAAGATGCAAATGTTAATTCTAAAGAAGTACAACGAACAACATTAAACAGCGCAAGAGAAGTGGCAGAAGAACAACGAAGAATAGCACAAGATGGCGGTGCAGTAATTAATCAAGCATATAGAATGGGTGCATCAGGTGTAGGTGAATATGCTAAAATGATTAACGAAGCCACAGCGTCTGGGTTATATTCAAAAGATGCAGTAGACAATAGTATAACAGCACAAGAAAAACAAGTAAAAACACAAGATCTATTAACTAAGAGCATGGTAGATGCTGCAGATTCTACACAGAAGTTTGCAGTGTTTACACAAGAACTATCAAGCAAATATCTACCGCAATACGCAGAGTTACTTAAAAACACTACTAGTCTTACCACTGATGTACTTAAATCAGCAGCAACTAAAATAACAGGTGTTCCGTCAGGACCAACAGATATCTCTGGTGGGATTGACAGATTATTAAAAGATCTAACGCCAGCGGTCAAGCAAGGTATGGAACTTGGGTGGAACTCAATAAAAGGAACATTAGGTGATTGGATGCGAAATTATGCATTTGGCGGTAATCAGCCTGCTATAACACCACGAGCAGCCGGTGGTCCTGTATCTGCCAATATGCCTTATATTGTAGGTGAAGAAGGTCCGGAACTTCGTGTATTTGATTCACCAGGTACAATATTACCAAGCTCGGTATTGGCCGGGTTATCGCAGCAATTAAATCAACCTGATCAAAGTTCTCCTAGACAGATGCAAGAAAGCTTTGCATCAACATTGCAATCAATTAAGCAACAGGCGCAGACAGCGTCGGATCGAGCAGCAACAATTAAACCAAAAGAGAATATTGAAGAACTTCCAACAGCATTGCAAACTGCTTTAGAAAAAGTATTATCCGGTCCATCTGGGTTTGTTACACCAATAACCGAATTTAAAAATCAATTGATTGATAACAATAAAACGCAGCAGAGTATGCTACAAGAGCAAATTGACAAACTCAAAGATCTAATAGACGCAATGGGCGAAAATACCAGGGTCAATGAAAGAATAGCCAACGAGCTTTCGTAGCGGTAAATATAGCATATCCTGGAACTCTTATGACGTGGCGCAAATATTTTAAAAGCAGCAACTTACCGAGCAATGTAAGTCCAATTGGCAGTGGTCGTAGCCAACCCGACCCTGGATACAGAAACTATCAAAGTAACTTACCGGAAGTATACATTGGACACCCAAATCGTACTGAACGTTATAATCAGTACGAACAAATGGACATGGATTCAGAGATTAATGCAGCATTAGACATACTGGCTGAGTTTATGACTCAAAAGAATGAATCTAACAATACTGCATTTGATATTCATTTTAAAGAAAAGCCCACAGACAACGAAGTCAAGATTATCAAAGAGCAGCTACAGCAATGGGTTGCATTAAATGAACTTAACAAAAGAATCTTTAAGATTATTCGTAATACTATCAAGTATGGCGATCAAGTGTTTGTTAGAGACCCAGAAACGTTTAAGTTGTTTTGGGTAGAAATGACCAAAGTAGTTAAAGTTATTGTCAACGAAGCAGAAGGCAAAAAGCCCGAACAATACATTCTTAAAGAGATTAATCCCAACTTTCAGAACTTAACTGTTACAGCAGTTTCAACATCAGACACATACATTAATCACCCACAAGTTGGTGGCCCAAGCGGTAGTTACGTGCAGCCTGCTACACCATATAGCGGTGGGAGTCGCTTTACTCATGCACAAAACGAAGCTGCAATTAATGCAGAACACGTCATGCATATCAGTTTAACAGAAGGATTAGACGTATATTGGCCGTTCGGAAACAGTGTATTAGAGAATGTTTTTAAGGTTTTTAAGCAGAAAGAACTGCTAGAAGACAGTATCATTATATACCGTGTGCAACGTGCACCGGAGCGTAGAGTATTCAAAATTGACGTAGGTAACATGCCTACACACATGGCAATGGCCTATGTAGAACGTGTTAAAAACGAAATACATCAACGAAGGATCCCAACGCAAACTGGCGGTGGTGCAAACATGATGGACGCTACATATAACCCATTAAGCATGATGGAAGATTACTTTTTTCCACAAAGTGCAGATGGACGTGGATCTAGTATTGATGTATTCCCAGGTGGACAAAACCTAGGTGAAATTACAGATTTACGTTTCTTTACTAACAAGTTATTCCGTGGACTGCGTATTCCTAGCTCGTACTTGCCCACTGGATTAGATGATGGATCTCAATCAGTAAGCGACGGGCGTGTTGGTACGGCACTTATACAAGAATGGCGTTTTAACCAGTATTGTAAGCGTCTGCAGTCAATGATTGTAGACAAATTAGATCAAGAATTTAAGCTGTTTATGCGTTGGCGCGGTATTAACATTGATGGACAATTGTTTGATTTAATATTCGAAGAGCCGCAAAACTTTGCACAATATCGTCAAGCTGATATTGATACAGCACGTATTAATACGTTTACTTCATTAGAACAAGTTCCGTATTTGAGTAAGCGTTTTCTAATGAAACGTTACTTAGGAATGACAGAACAAGAAATGAGCGAAAACGAAACAATGTGGGCCGAGGAGCAAGGCGACGTTGAAGCAGCACCAGCAGAAGATCCGTCATTGCGATCAGTTGGCATTAGCCCTGGTGCTATTGCCGGCGACCTTGATGCAGTAACACCACCTGCCGAAGGCGAACTAGGCGGAGGGATGGCTCCTGGCGGAATGGAAGGAATGAGCCCAATGTCTGGACCTGCTCCGGGTGCTGCAGCCGGTGTACAAGCTGCCCCAATGGGCGCATAAATGGTATTTTTGGGTAAATAATGTTATGATAATCTGTGAACTATTTGAACCCGCTAAATCAGGATACCATTCAGTAGCCGATGACCAAACGACAATTAAATTAAAAGACTTGCGTAAAAGTCGTTTAACACTAGGCGATTTAAATAGATTACGTATGGCCAATGATGTACGTAGAGTAGAACACGAAAACAAACTAGAACAAATCACTAAGCAATATAAGCCTCCTGCAGCCGCTCCTGCGGTATAGTCCTGCAAAATCCTTCAAAAAACACCCATTTAACCTAGTAATCTACGTAGTTTAGTAAATAGATTACAAGCCATATTATTATAAGGAGTTCCGAATGAACAAATATGAACAGCTAATTGAACACATTATAAACGATGACGAAGCAAAAGCTCGTGCATTGTTTCATCAAATCGTGGTTGAAAAATCACGTGACATTTATGAGTCCTTGATGGACGAAGAGTATGCAGAAGAAGATATCCACGCTGGTAACCCAGTTGAAGGTATGGTTGACGAAATCACTGCAGACGAAACTATGCAAGCCGAAGGCAATGATGAATTTGACCTAGGTGGTGACGACATGGGCGACGACGACATGGGCATGGATGACATGGGCGGTGACGACATGGACATGGATGACATGGACGGCGAAGGTGATCTAGAATCAAAAGTTATGGATCTTGAGTCTGAGCTAGAAGCACTTAAAGCTGAATTTGAAGCTTTAATGGGCAATGATTCGGACGAAGAAAACGGCAACGACATGATGGACATGGGCGGCGACGAAGAAGGCGATGATTCAGACGAAGAAAACGGCAACGACATGATGGAAGCTGCTGACGAAGACGAAGAAGATAAAGAGGAAGATGAAGACGAAGAAATGACAGAGTCAGTTCAACGTAAAGCATATCCTAAGACTGCAGTTGACTTAATGCGTGAATACGTAGAGAAAGTTGCTGCTCCTAGTAACACTGAGTTTACTCCAGCTGGTACTAGTACAGGTGGCGACAAAGCAGCCGGTAATACAAAAGGTATCGTAGCAGGTAAAAACGATATGGGCGGCACATCGCAGAATATTGCTAAAGGTAGTAACGAAACTGCACCAGACGGACAAAGTCCAAATGGTAAAGCCGGCGGCTTCTTAAAGAACGCACAGGAAATTGATGTTGCTAAACGCAATGTTAACAAACCAGGCGGCAACAAAGGTGCTCAAGATTGGTATGGCACTAAAGCTGCAGCTAAAAAAGGCGAAGATGGCGGCACTAACAAAACCAGTATCGAAACTGGTGGTAACTAATTAGGGCAATAATATGGCTTTGTACCTAAAAGAGAATCTTACTTTTGATCGGGCACAGATGGAAGTCCTTACCGAGGACTCCACAACTGGTCAAGGTAAGAATCTATATATGAAGGGGATATTCATCGAGGGCGGTGTGAAGAACGCTAACCAACGTGTTTATCCCATTCACGAAATAACAAAAGCCGTTAGTCAAATCAACGAACAAATCAAGGAAGGGCATAGTGTCCTTGGCGAAGTTGATCACCCTGATGACTTAAAGATTAATTTGGATCGTGTATCACATATGATTGAAGGTATGTGGATGGACGGTCCTTGTGGACATGGTAAACTAAAGATTCTACCAACGCCAATGGGTAAACTTGTTGAGGCAATGATTACTAGTGGTGTCAAGTTAGGTGTTAGTAGCCGTGGAAGCGGAGAAGTAAACGAAAGTACCGGACATGTTAGCGGTTTTGATATTATTACCGTTGATATAGTAGCACAACCCAGTGCTCCACATGCATATCCAAAAGCGATTTACGAAGGACTTATGAATATGCGTCATGGACACCGTGTTTTAGATGTAGCTCGTGATGCTACACAAGATCAAAAAGTACAAAAGTACCTGAGAGAAGGCATTACACGCCTTATCAATGACCTTAAGTTAAAATAGGAGAAACCTAATGTTAGATGCTATCAAACCATTGTTAGATAGTGGCATCATTAACGAAGATACTCAACAAGCAATCAATGAAGCTTGGGAAGCTAGACTTTCTGAAGCCAAAGAGGTAGCTCGTGCGGAACTTCGCGAAGAATTTGCCCAACGCTATCAACATGACAAGCAAGTAATGGTTGAAGCTCTAGACAAAATGGTAACTGAATCTCTACAAAGTGAACTCGAAGAGTTTGCAGCGGAGAAACAGGCTCTAGCAGAAGATCGTGTGAAATTCAAAACTCACATGACCGAGAGTGCTGAAAAATTCAATAACTTCTTAGTTGGGAAACTGGCTGAAGAAATTAGAGAATTGCGTGAAGATCGCAAACAATACGAGAACAGTATTTCTGGTCTCGAGAAGTTTGTTATCAAACAATTAGCAGAAGAAATTCAAGAGTTTGAGCAAGACAAGCAGGCAGTGGTTGAGACAAAAGTTCGTCTAATCTCTGGTGCTAAGACTAAACTTGCTGAACTACAGAAGAACTTCGTTGCTCGTTCTGCAGAACTAGTTAAAGAATCAATTGCCAGAAAACTAGAGTCAGAAATGACTCAACTCAAAGAAGACATTCACCTAGCACGTGAAAACATGTTTGGTCGTCAAATCTTTGAAGCCTTTGCAAGCGAATTTGCTGTTACTCACTTAAATGAGAACAAAGAAATACGTAAACTACAGGCTGTTGTTGCTGCCAAAGAGCAAGCATTAGCGGAAGCTAAAGCTCAAGCTGATTCGGCCACAATGATTGTTGAATCAAAAAACAAAGAGATTAGAATTATTAAAGAATCAACAGAGCGTAAAGAAACAATTAACGCACTATTGAAAACTTTAAACAAGGAGAAAGCTTCAGTAATGAGCGAACTTCTTGAAGGTGTGCAAACTGCTAAGTTGCAGAGTGCATACGAAAAATATCTTCCAGCTGTTTTAAACAATACAGCCAAACCTGTAGCACAGCCTAAAGCCATGCTAGCAGAAAGCCGTACAGAAGTAACTGGAGATAAAACTGCTAAGACTAACGCCGAAAGAATCGACAGCATGAACAATGTTGTTGAACTAAAACGTTTAGCAGGGCTATAAGTAAACCCTAAATAGGAGAAAAGGAAAATTATGTCACAAGCACTACTAGAAAGCCGTTGGGGCGATACTAAAGACGCTCTGTTAGAAGGCTTAAATGGTTCAAAAAGAACCACAATGGGTGTAATTCTTGAAAACACCCGCAAGCACTTGATGGAAACTGCAACTGCAGGTGCCACCGCTGCTTCAAACGTTGCAACACTAAACCGCGTAATTCTACCAGTTATTCGTCGTGTTATGCCAACAGTTATTGCAAACGAAATCGTTGGTGTTCAACCAATGACAGGTCCAGTAGCTCAGATTCATACACTACGTGTACGTTACGCTGACAACACCACTGACTCAGCTAGCCCATACGCTACTGGCACTACAGCTGGTGATGAAGCACTAAGCCCATTTAAGATTGCTGTTGCTTATTCCGGTCTAACCAATGGTGGCACTGCTACTACTGGTAAAGCTGCAAGCACAAGCACACTTGAAGGTGTTACTGGTAACAGAATCAACGTTCAAATCTTGAAACAAGTTGTTGAAGCTAAGACACGTAAACTAGCAGCACGTTGGACATTTGAGGCAGCTCAAGATGCTCAAGCTATGCATGGTTTAGATATCGAAGCTGAAATCATGGCAGCATTGGCTCAAGAGATCACTGTTGAGATTGACCAAGAAATTCTAGGTTCATTGCGTAGCCTAGCAGCAACTGAGTTCACATTTGATCAAGCTGCTGTTTCTGGTACTGCAACATTCGTTGGTGACGAACACGCTGCTTTAGCTGTTTTAATCAATCGTACTGCAAACCTAATCGCTTCACGTACACGTCGTGGCGCTGGTAACTGGGCAGTTGTAAGTCCAGCAGCTCTAACCGTTCTACAAAGCGCAACAACTTCAGCATTTGCTCGTACAACAGAAGGTACATTCGAAGCTCCTACAAACACCAAGTTTGTTGGTACATTGAATGGCGCTATGCGTATCTATGTTGACAGCTATGCAAGCGACAGCCAAGCTGTTCTAGTTGGTTATAAGGGTTCAAGCGAGGCTGATGCAGCCGCGTTCTACTGCCCATATATTCCTCTAATGAGTTCTGGTGTTGTTCTAGATCCTAGCACATTTGAGCCAGTAGTTGGTTTCATGACTCGTTATGGTTATATCGAGTTAACAAACACAGCGTCATCGTTTGGTAACGCTGCTGACTATCTAGGTGAAATTGCTGTTTCTAACCTATCATTCCAGTAATATTTTAAATTCCTCGGGATGGGAAGCATTAAAGGACCGCAAGGTCCTTTTTTGTTGGCCGCAATAAATACATACGTTCTACTCTTAAATGAGAACTCTCAGGTAATGCCTACCTTGAGTAGCCTAGAACGCTAAATTAAAGGAGAAGTAAAATGGCACGTGGTTTAAAAATCAGTCATAAAGAAACTAATTTATCGCCCGATGGAGTTGTAACAAGATCGTCGAATCTTTTACATAGCCAAGAAACTTTTGGAGGCCATCAATTGTCAAGAGGAACATCAGGACAATTAGGGGGTCAAGGCACCATTAATGGATATACATCATTAGGAGCTACTGGTGGTCTACCGCAGTGGATAACTTCCAATGGTGTAAAAACAGTCAAAGTCCAATATAATACTGCCGCAGGAATCTATCACGGCAATGCCTATATTATTGCTCAAAAAGGCGCAAAACAGTTCTTGGTAGCAAATGCAGTTGGTGCTATAAATGGTGCAACACATAGTAATGCAAGCGTTACTGTTTGTACCTTGAATGCCGGCGCAGATGCAGCAAACGCAGCAGCAAACACTTATCCTGGAATAATGACTATTACTGGTTACAACACCAGTAATGTACGTTTCTATGTAAAACGTATTACAAGCAAATATGTTTACGATTTTAACAATGTTAGATATCGTTATGTTACAAGTGATAATGTAGCCACATCAACATTTGCTAACGTTGAGTGCCATTGATATTTTGCAACCAAATCTAAACCCGCTTCGGCGGGTTTATTTTTGAAATCAGCAAACATAAAGTCCGCATAAATACATTGAATAAGGATAATCAGAATGTCTGCTGTTAAAAGTTTAAATTCTAACTATACAATCACCAATAAAGCTACCCCGCTAGCCAATGTTATTGTTGCTACCCACACTATGTTTGTGGATGGTAACTTGTTAGTGGGCGGTAATACTACCCAAGTAACTAAAACAGAATTAAGTATTTCAGATAATACCATTACTATTAATAAAGGTGAAGCAGGTGCAGGTGTTAGTTTAGGCACAGCCGGAATCGAAGTTGATAGAGGCTCGTCGGCTAATGTTAGCGTACTTTGGAACGAAGTATATGGTAAATGGTCATTAACCAATGATGGTACTACATTTGCCAATATTTCTACTAGCACTGGAGCAGGATCAGTGTCTATTATCGGAGATCTTGCTCCACAATTGGGCGGCGATCTAGATGTTTTAACTCGTTCTATTTTTAGCTCAACAACAGACTACGTTAAATTCGCAGACAATGTTGCAATCAATATTACATCAGTTGTGCCCAGTGCCCTGGCAAGCAATGTAGTAATTTCTGCACAGACACCAGATCTAGGTCAGTCAGGATTATTTGTAACTACAACAACATACAGTAACCAAGAATTAATTACAAAGAGAAAAGCCGTTTGGTACTCTTTGATCATGTAAGGAAAATTAAATGGCAATCGTAAGCACACAACTAACAACCTCAAATGCCAATGTAACATATGGCACTAGTACTTCTACTAAAGCAATTACTGCATTATATTTGTGTAATGTTACTGGAGCAACACAAACAGCAAATGTATTTTTAGTGCCAGCTGGCGCTAATCCTGCAGACTGCAGAATTTATAGCAATATTTCTATAGCAGGGTTTGATAGTTACATCGCAGATACTGAAAGAATTATTTTAGAAACAGGTGACAGTATTTGGGCTAATTGTAGTGCATCAAATGCTGTAGTAATGACTTTAAGCACAGCGGCAGTGTAATATGGGAAGATATCTTAAGAATACTCAAATAAGAGGCGGCGCATATGCTGTTCAGTTGCCATTAGGTACTAGTAGTCTTGGGCCCGATGCTCCGGTTAACGGGCAAATTAGATTTAATCAAAGTACTAATAAAGTAGAATTATTTTACAATAGTGCATGGAATACTATTGCTAAAGTTGGTACTGTTTCTATTGTGGTTGATGAATTCACTGGCGATAACTCACAACAGACATTTGAAATGACACAATACGAATACAGTGATTCGGCTGTGTTAGTATCAATTGGCGGTGTTTACCAACAGCCAACAACGAACTATACGATTTCAAATCAGTTCATTACCTTCACTAGTCCGCCACCGGCTCCGGGAGTTAATCCAAATAAAATTGTTGTTGTTCATAATCTTAACAGCACTAACGCTGCATAAGGACAGACAATGGCAATTGGGCGTATTACTGGACCAATGCTGTTTAGCAACCTTGAGAGACAAGGTGTTAACCTAGCGATTGAAGCAAATTTACTCTATGTAGATGTAAACAACTTTCGCGTTGGCATAATAAACAGTAGTCCTCAGTACGCTCTTGATAGCTCAGGTAATGTTAAACTTGCAAATGTAATTGTCCAAGGTAGTACATTTTCCTCTAATACTGGAGTTATGTATTTTGGTAGTAATGCTAATGTTAGCATTGCAGGAGGATCGCCGGGATTTTTATTATCCACCGACGGTGCTGGAAATTTAACCTGGGCAAACGCATCTTCACTAGTCGGCGAAATAAGTTCTACTCTATTAGGCAACACAATACAACTTGGATCAAACAGTTCCGGGTATCTAGTAAGTAATGCAGTCACACTAACTACAACAACCTCAGTGACAAACGGTATTGCACAATTGAATCAAGTATTAGGAAAGTTAGTTCCGCCCTCTCCGCCAACGTTTCCTGGTGTCAGCACTATTACAATTAGCACCCTATCAACTTATATAATGGCGTTAGCACAAGGTAGCCAAGTTGATCTGACTGGTAATAGTAGAACAGTTGCAGCAGGAACAACAGTTGCTAATGTTCGTAGAGCAAGTTCATATACAACCTCAAACGTTAGCACAGTTGGTCCTGGTGATTCGGGAACTGTTACTGCCTATCTAAACAACACCAGCATGGGATCTCGTGCGTTGACTGTTGGGTCAGACAACGGTGTATATGGTCATTTGGTGATTGGTAACAATATTGATTACGGTGTTTATAACGGAACAGCACAAGGATTTTGGGAAAGCTGTAATGTTTATGCAACCGGATCAAATGTTAGTCCGGGCTGGAACGAAGTTTTCATAAACCACACACAAGGATCCTCAACAAACACACGTTTCTGGTACTTTGATAATAGTGCACCTGGAACACCAACTTTTAGTTCTACTAGTATTGCTATATCAAGCAATACAGTAAGTTATTCTAGTACAGTTCCTCACTTGACAAGTAGTGCAGGATTTACTTTAACATTTAATATTGCTCAACTAAGCGGCGACATGTTCCCAACATCGAATAATATGGTAACAGGAACAGCCGCAGGTGCATTTGGTGCGCCGGCAACAATTACATACAGCTCAGCAGGCGTTAGTTGGCCATTGGCGGCTAATTTATATGTTAGTTCTGGCAGCGTAGCCTGTGCAACTACGTCAAATATTATTTCAGGATTTGGATCAAGTAGTAGTGGACCAACGTTAAGTTGTAGTAACAGCTACAATACAGGAACACAAAACTTTCCACCAGGTGTTACGGTACTTTACAAAACAGGTACTGGTAACCAAATTGAAGAAACCAGTATGACCATTGCAGCAGGTGTTGGCAGTGGATCAGGTAATCCTTATCGTATTGTAAATCCAGGTAGCACAGATAATCCAACTTATAGTGCTAGTGCAACAGCATTTAATAGTACCTCGACTACTTTACAAGTTTATGATGCCACAGTTGTGGCAGCAGTATTAAAACATGATCAACTGAATTACAGCACAGGATATTTGCCAGTTGGACCTAATTTAAGTTCTGGACGAAGCGGAAGTCAGTATTACACTTTTGCGTTTGTTAGAACAGCAGTTTCAAAATTTGATATTAGGTATACAGGCACAATTGCCGGACTATGGGTAGCATTACCAGGTAGCACGATAGACACCAGCTCAACACTAAACGGTTGGGTAGATATGGGTATTGCGTATGCAGGATCAGGTGTGCCTGGCGCAGGCGCAGGTGGCAACGGCAGCAATGGTTGCGCCTTGGGTGGACTAGCAGTATTCAACTCTGCACAAACTAACAAGAGTGTAACTTGTACTTTTGGAACGGTAAGTAGTTCTAGTACAGCAACAAATGAGATTTATGTAAGAGTAAAATTAACCAGCGGACAAACGGTGTCGGCATTATCTATACAGGCAGCAAGTAACTAATGGCTATTACAGACGCACAAAAGGTAGACTTACTATATAAGAAAATTGGTTTTGGTGTAGCCAAAACAGATACCTCTGCGTTTAAAAGTCCCAGTAACGAAGCCAATGCTAGCCCGTTATTAACACGCGGCGACACTATTTGGGTAGAAAGTTCTGCAATACCAGCAACCAAACCGGTATCAAATAGCTCAGTCGTGTTGTTGTATCAAGACACAGTATCTAGCACGATTCAGGCCACATTAGATGCAACAGTCAGTGGTACCAATAGAACTTGGTTAACAAATCTAAGAGATTGGATTCCGGCTGAATTTGGATCTGACTATCAAGTTAAGATTTATGCTGATACAAATGGCAGCACTACTCCTCAGACTACGGGTACGCAATTGTTTTCAGATGGATCCGGTAATAATGATTCGTGGTATTTTGATTACCAATCTGGGATATTAAATTTCCCAGATACAAATGTTCCCACAGCAGTGTCTGGAAAAAGGATTTTTGTTGTTGGCGCACGGTATGCAGGCCTTAAAGGTATAGGTACATTATCCAATTTAGATATTGGTAATTTAAATGTTAATAGCATGAGTATTAACAATGCATCAATACTAGGTGGATATTTAACGAATATCGCAAACATAACTGCACTGACCTCAAACATTGGATCGTTGTACTCAGCAATACTTAACATAACATCAGCAAACATTCAAACAGGCTGGGTAGGTAATTTAAGCACCGGCAATGCAGTTATCAGTGGCGGATATATTTCATCGTTATCTAATGTTACTGCAATCACTGGCAACACGCAATCTTGGTATACTACCAGTTTAAATAGTACCTCGGCGAATATTACAACTTTATCAACTAGCAATTTTAGCACAGCCAATGCATTAATTACCAGTGGTATATTATATAATACCAACATACAGGCTAATAATTTCAGCACAGCCAACGCATTAATCACTGGTGGTGTGTTAAACAATGTTGATATTCAAGCAAACAATTTTAGTGCAGCTAATGTACTAATTACCAGCGGCAATGTTACTGCGAACATATCAGGTAATGTCACAGGAACGTTTGGTAATTTTAGTGGTAATGTTAATGCAGATTGGTTTGTTGGAAATGTTGATGCTACTGTTGCAAATTTTTCAGACTTAGTTTATGCTAATTCTAACTTAACAGTAACAGGGAACTTAACTGCTTTTGGTAATATATTAACACAAAAAATCACTAGTTCTACTGGCGATCTACATATTAGTGCCGCAACCAATGATCCTAATAATATTATTAGATTTGACAGCGTAAGCGCACTGGATATTGCTTCCGGGACCACAAACGAAAGACCACCAACTCCAGATTACGGGTATCTAAGATATAATATAGATTATGGTTCAATTGAATGGTGGACTGGTGTGTCTTGGGTTCAAGGTATTCAAAATATTTCATCCGAGATTATAAATCCTGATGGTATTAACAATACATTCACACTAAGTCAAATAGCCACTGAAAACTCAATTTTAGTTAATATCAATGGTACTATACAACAAGCAGGATCCGGTGCGTATAGTGTTGCTGGGAATCAGATTACATTTGCTGAAATTCCGCTAGTCACTGATATAATTGAAATTAGATTTATTGCTGGTGGTGTTGCTGTTACCAGTTATGGTAACACACAAGTTGGTGCATATTTGACTAGCTATACAGGTAATATTTCTGCTGCAAATATTACTACATCTGGTAACACCACAGTGAGCGGAAATTTAAATATAGCATCAACCTCCGGAACCCCTGGCAATACGGCTAGCCCAGCTAGTTGGCTCAAAGTCCATGTAGGCGGAGTAGAGTATTTCATGCCACTTTACCAATAATTTTACCGCGTAAAAACACACACACAGATAGACCCTTTTTGAATTTTGGCTAAATACTCATATTAACAATAATACTGAGGGATTTCCAATATGGCCGTTACAAGAATTAAGAATAATCAGATTACTGATAGTACAATTACGTTTCAAAAAATTGCATCAGGCACATTAACTGGCGGTCTTTTTAATGCTAATTTAACATTAAATTCTAATGTTAGTATTGTTGGTAACTTACAAGTAACTGGAAATACTACCACAGTTAACTCCATTGATACCTTAGTTAACGATCCGTTAATCACTCTGAATAATGGTTATGTTGGTAGTCCTTCTTATGATGTAGGTATTCTGTTTAATCGTGCTCTGGGCAGCTTAGGTAATTACGGTGGTAAAAATGCTGCATTAGTGTGGTCTGAAACCGACGGCGCATTTATCGTAGTACTAACTACAGAAACTGGTACCACATCTGGTACAATTAATAGAGCATTTAAAGCTAATCTGGTCGCTGGTAACGTAACAGTGGCCAATGCATTAGTAGCCGACTCTGCAAATATTTCTTCATTGGTCACTAGCAGTTTAACGTTATCAACACTACGAGCAACAGGTAATATTCTTGCTGACTCAGGTACAACTAGTACCACTTACACAACAGGTGCAATAGTTGTACCTAACGATGGCGGTGTTGGCATTGGCGGTAACTTAAATGTACGTGGAACATCAGATTTTACAGGAAATATTACAGCAGGTAATATTTTAGTATCAGGCAATATCAATGTAACTGTTGGTGCTGTTGCAAGTAGCTATGGTGTGTTTTACGGCAACGCCGGCGGTGTTGGTGCATTGTATGCTGGCACAACCGGCTATACCCCAATTGATCATACAGTACTTCAGTTGACTGCGGATTTGAATAATTATGCTCAGGTAAACTTTCAAAATATTAATACAGGTTCAAAAGCATCATCTGACTTTGTGGCAACAGCAGATAACGGCGATGATACTGATGGTTTCATTGATGTTGGTATAACTTCAAGCACATACGCAGATCCTGCTTTCCCAGGAATCTATCCAAACGACGGATACTTGATTCATCATTCAGCATTAACTAGAGGCAATTTATTAATATTCTCTCACACCGAAGGATCGTCAATTAAGTTTCACGTTGGTGATTATGGTGATGCTAATGTAAAAGTAACAATTACTAATTCTGGTTTACGTGTAAACACAACTACCACTAGTACATCTACTACCAGTGGCGCATTGATTGTATCTGGTGGACTTGGTGTTAACGGTAACATTCATGCTGCAGCAATTAACGCAACACCAATTGGTAATACTGTACCAAGCACCGGTGCGTTTACTACATTAACCGGGACAGATTTTAGTACAACTACTTTAGTAGCAACAAACTTTAGTACAGCTAATGCTCGTATAACCGGCGGCTACGCAGACAATTTTCCAATTGGTGCAAATACAGCAGCACCTGGTACATTTACTACAGTCAACGCCACAACTATAGATGCAGGCACGAGCACAATTGCTACAGTTAATACTACCACCGCTAACATTACTGATTCTAAAACTACTACAGGCGTAGTTACAAACTTTAGTACTGCCAATGCAGTTGTTACCGGTGGTTATCTAAGTGGATTAGCAAATATAATTGCCACAACTGGTAATGTTGGCACTTGGTATGCTGCTACATTAAATGCAACTAATGCAAACATTACTGGTGCAGTTGCATTAGGTAGTTTAAACACGGCTAATGCAGTTATCACCGGTGGGTACATAAACGGATTAGCCAACCTAACTGCAACTACAACACAAACAACAAACCTCAGTACAGGTAATGCAGTTATCACCGGTGGGTACATAAACGGATTAGCCAACCTAACTGCAACTACAACACAAACAACAAACCTCAGTACAGGTAATGCAGTTATCACTGGTGGTTACATAGAAGGATTAGGAAATCTAACTGTTACAACTGGTAACGTTGGATCTTGGTATGCTGCTACATTGAATGCAAGCGCAGCTAATATTACCGGTGCAGTTGCATTAGGTAGTTTAAACACAGCCAATGCAGTTATTACTGGTGGTTATATAAACAGCCTTGCTAATATTACAGCAACTACTGCCCAATTTACCAATCTATCAACAGCCAATGCAGTCGTCACTGGTGGTTATATAAACGGATTAGCAAACATAACTGCTACCACTGGTGATGTTGGATCTTGGTATGCGGCTACATTGAATGCAAGTGCAGCTAATATTAGTGGCCCATTATTTGCTACAAGTTTAAACACAGCCAATGCAGTCGTCACTGGTGGTTATATAAACGGATTAGCAAACATAACTGCTACCACTGGTGATGTTGGATCTTGGTATGCAGCCACATTAAATGCCACTGCAGGCAATATTGGAACCCTTGCTGTAACAACTGGATTGAGTACTGCTAATGCTCGCATCACAGGAGGATATGCAGATAACTTCCCAATTGGTGCAAACACAAAAGCAACTGGTGCGTTTACTACGTTAACCGCAAATGATGCAACTACATTTACCGCTGCGACACAATCGGACAATACCTCAACTGGTGCTGTAGTAGTAACTGGTGGTGTTGGTATTGGTGCTAACTTAAATGTTGGTGGTAACATTACTGTAACAGGAAACTTAACAGTCCAAGGAACAACCACAACAGTTAACTCAACAACAGTTGATGTTGCTGACCTAAACATTACAATTGCAAAAGGCGCAGCAAGTGCGGCTGCTGCAAACGGAGCCGGTCTAACTGTTGATGGTGCAAATGCAACAATTACGTATGCAAACTCGGATGATAGTTGGAACTTCAACAAGAAAGTAAACCTAACTGGAATTACTGTAGCAAGTGCAAATATTACCAACGGTAATGTTACAACTCTATACGCTCAAAACTTTAGTACAGGTAATGCAATTATCACTGGTGGTAATATTGAAATTGATACACCTGGTGGAAATTCATCATTTGTACAAGCTGACCATGTTGAAGGATATTACGGAGTTTTTGGCAATTTAATTTCGGCTAACGTTGAAATATCTGGTGGTAATGTAACTAGCATGTGGTCTGTGTCAACTAATAATGCTATTATCACCGGCGGTGCAATTAACAATACAGGAATTGGATTTACTACACCTGCAACTGGCAACTTTACTACAGCAAACGCTACTACTGTTACTGCATATACAGTTGACACTTTTTTATCAAACACAACCACTGCTAATATTACAACACTAGTTGCCACTAATTTCTCAAGCGGCAATGCTAGAATCACCGGTGGATACGCAGACAATTTCCCAATTGGTGCCAATGTTAAATCAACCGGTTCATTTACAACACTTACAGCTGACTCGTTTATATTAGCCGGCTCAGACACAACCAATGCTAACATTGTTAGTGCTAATATTTTAACTGGAGTAGTTGGCAACCTAAGTTCAGGTAACACTAGAATCACTGGCGGGTATGCTGACAATTTCCCCTTGGGTGCTAATACAGCAAGTACTGGTAATTTTACTACAGCAAATGCCGCCACAGTTGATGCATATACAGTTAACGCAACTACTCAAAACGCAACTACAGGAAACATTACAAACCTTAGCACTCCAACAATTGATACTGGAAATATTACAGCCTGGGGGGCCAATATTACGTCAGGTAATATCACAACCTTAGCCACTGGTACAGCAACTATAGTAACGGTTAATACTACCACTGCCAATATTACGGATTCTAAGACTACCACTGGCGTAGTTACAAACTTTAGCACTGGTAATGCTCGTATCACTGGTGGTTACGCAGATAACTTCCATATTGGCGCAAACACTGCAGCCACTGGTACATTTACACAAGTAACAGTATCAGGCGAAACAAAAACTGCAACACTAAATGCAACATCAAACGTTTATCTAAGTCCACAATCTGGTGCAGCAACAGTTACTATTAATCCACTGACGCCAGGTAATATGGACAACATGACCGTTGGTGCCACAAGTGCAGCAAACGTTTATGCAAGTAACTTTAGATCAGCAACTAGTTTATGGGCAGCAACGACCGGACCAGTCTGGATTAAAGGTGGCACTGGAACTAGTGGAATCAATAGTATACCAATTGGTGCTGTGGATCCTTCAACTGCGGTGTTTACGACTCTAACTGCGACCACAGCAAATGCATCAACGGTCAATATAACCAGCGGCAATATTACTACATTGTTTGCACAAAACTTTAGTACCAGTAATATAGTTATTACTGGAGGCGAGCTAAGTGGCCTCAGTGGCATATATGCAACAACTGGTAATATTACCAACTTTAGTACTGCTAATGCACAAGTAACAGGTGGGTATGCAGACAATTTCCCAATTGGCGCAAACGTTCCTGCAACTGGTGCGTTTACCACACTAACTGCGGTCTCGTTTACCCCTGCAGCAATCCAAGCGCAAGCAATTGGAAATGTAACACCAGGAACCGGCGCATTCACTACACTAAGTGCCACTGGTACACTGATCACTGGTGGTAATATTGTTAATACCAGTAACACTACTACGGTATACACAGCAGCCGCAGGAACAGCAAACACAACTGGAGCGTTAGTAATAACTGGTACAGGTGGTGCAGCAATTAACGGCAATGTGTATGTTGGTCAAGGCATGGTTATTAACGGTAACAAGTCAGCACACGACACTATAATCAGAGGTGTCAATGAGCGTAGCTTGGTATTTGTTGTAGCAGACAGCACTTACGATCAAGTCGGAATAGGCGGCAACCTAACTGCAGCCAATATTACACAAGGTGCCAAATTTGGTGTTTACAGCACAGATTCCTTGTTACTACCAGTTGGGCCAAGCTCCGAAAGACCAAGTGCAAAAGGATTCACTGACGTTGAAGGTATGCTTCGCTTCAATACCACTTCAGGACAACTTGAATATTATGGTAACGGGCAGTGGAATAATACCGGTAGTACATTTACTGTTATTACCGGAAGAACATTTGACGCAGCGTCAGGTAACCCATATGGTAACGTTGATGGGACAAATCAAACATTCACATTAAGTGCAAATAGCAGTACCAATGGCACTGTGGTAAGCATTAACGGTGTGGTACAAATCCCAACAACTGCGTATAGCGTATCACTAGACCAAATTACCTTTACTGAAGCTCCGGCGATAGGTGACGTAATTGACACTAGAGTTATTACAACTACATCAACAGTCTCTGGAATAGCAGGTCCAAATGGATTTAATAGTTTTCAAGCATCGAATGATTATTTAAGTTTCTACACTGGCAATGTTTCGCTAGGCACAGTTGAAAACTGGAGAATTGATACACACGGAGATTTCTACCCAGTAACCACTAGCAATATTGGATCACCAACTAACCGTGTTGATTACTTCTTTGGTAGTAACATTAACCTAAGCGGCGGATCAATTACTGGTGCTACAGTAAGTAGCGGTAGCTTGGACGATACAGTAATTGGAGGAAACGTTGCTCGTTCCGGGGACTTTACAACATTGTCTGCTAACGGTACCTTTACAACCAATGCTGAGATTGTTACTAATGATATCAGAGGAAAGTATGTTGCTCCTGGACTGACTGATGCAGTTTACGGGTTTAATAAAGCAGTGTATCGTAGCGGTAAGTTCTTTGTACAATTAAGCGACGAAAGCGGCACAGAATATCAAGCAGCAGAAGTTGTTTGTGTACACAACGGGACCACTCCAACTATTGAAGTGTACGGAGTTACCTACACAGGTGCTGCTAATCTTGCTACGTTCTCGTCAAATATTGCAGGTAGCACAGTTTATTTAAATGCAAGCAGTGCAGGAGCCAATTTGGCAATTAAAGTTACACCAACATTAATGAAGATATAAAAAATAGCCAACTGGGAGATATGGAACAATGGCAAATAAAAATTTTGTAGTACACAACGGACTTGAAGTTGGTCCAGTAACGATATTTTCTGGTAACGGAGACATTGTTTCGTCGGGTAATATTACCAGTACAAATAGTGCTAGTATTGCCACAATAGCAGTTACCAAATATGTAATGCAGTTTCCTGATGCACTAGGTTCTGCAACTTGGTATAAACTTGGAACCTTTAGTGTCAACAGCGGTGTAGGAGCCGGTGAAACAGTAGAAATTACAGTTACGGCCGGATCTGGATACGGCACTGATTCAATAGCCAAAGACGTAATCAATGTTCGAATTCTAAGCGGGTCAGGTACTAATGTTCAAGCTAATTATTATAGCCAAGGATTTAAAGAAGCAATATCTGGTGTTAAAGTAAAAAGTGTTAATAGTATAGCCACTGAC